TCGGGGCCGGCATCCATGCTGCGCTGTTCCTCGCCGGTCCAGGAGAACGGGAAAAACCGTGCCTTAGAAAGGGTAACGCTTTTATTCGTGATGGTTTGGTCCGCCGCGCTTGGCAGAGCCATGGCCGGGGTGACGTTCCCACCAGCGGTATTCGCCGGGGTAACCGAAACGCGCAGCGTCTGGTTGGATGCGAGGCGATCCGCAGACGCATCGCGTGCGACAGCGGGGATGAACCCAGTCAGTTCACGCGACACCACGTCGAGCGCAGCGTAAACATCAGGGATTAGCGAGGTCAGGGTGTTGGCCATATTGTTTTTTTAGTTTTGGGTTATTCGGTGATTTTGCCGCCGCGCCGGAAGTGTTCCGACTTGGCATAAGGTGAAAGGGAATTGAACTCCGCGAGAGTCAGCGTCTTGGAAGTTTCCGGCTTCACAGCCGGCACGACGGCGGCGGGAGCGAGCCCTTTGGATTTTTCCAAGTTAGAAAGAGCGGTCGAAACCTGATCCAGAGCCGCTTCCGCTGCAACGGCCCGAGCCTCGGCGGAAATCACACGCGTGTTGAGCGCCGTGATCTGGCTGGTCAAAGCCACGACATCCACCTTGGCAGATGGTGCGGGCATCTCCGGTGCCTCGGGAGTTTCAGGAGCCGGGGCTTCCGGTGTTTCAGGAACCTTGGGAGCTTCGGGGGTCACTTCCGGCGCGGTCGGTTCAACCGGCGCCACGGGTGCCTCGGGAGTTTCGGGAGTTTCGGGAGCTTCAGGAGTGGGTTCCGTGTTTTCGGACATGCACTTCTTGAGCATGTCAAATTTTGCACGCGCTTTCTCCGGGGTCATGCTGGCCGCCGCCTGCACGCCGTCTTCGATCCCATCGATGAATCCCAGCGCCGCCGCCTCTGTCGCGCCCATCCATGTCTCCTCCGACATGAGTGACGCAATCTCGTCCTCGGTCTTGCCGGTCTTCTTAACGTAGGCCCGGACAAGCGCCGCCTTCATCGTGTCGAGCAAATCGGCGGATTTCCGCAACTCCTCGCTCGTGCCAGCCGCGAAAGTGTACGGGTCATGGATCATCATCAGCGCGTTGTCGGCCATGAAGATCGGGCTCCCAGCCATGGCAATCACGCTGGCCATGCTGGCCGCCATCGCATCGATGTGGACCGTCAGCCCGCCTTGGTGGCGCAGGAGGGCGTTGTAGATTGCCGTCCCTTCGATGACCTCGCCGCCTGGTGAGTTGATCCGCAAATGAACGTGCTTTCCGGCGTGGGTTCGAAGTTCGGCCATGAACTCCTTCGCGCCAACGCCCCAGAAACCGATTTCATCGTAGAGGTAGACTTCAACCTCGGTTTCGGTGGCGTTACGAAAAGCATACCAGCGGCGATCATTCTTCGGGCTCGCCGCGCTTGGGTGGGTCGTCTTGCTCATTATCCTGCTGAGCTTTTGTCAAAACCTGAGCCGAGCCCGGCGCCGGCGGGAAGACCTCCTGCTCAGTGAGCGCGACCCCTTCCTCGGCGGCGATCCGTTCGATCGCTTTCTTCCGCCTGGCCGCATCCCGGATGATGTCCTCAGTCTGCTGTTCTGAGTCTTGGCCCAACTCATTGAAGTATTGCCGCCGCGAAAGTAACCCGGCGCGCACCAACTCCAACCGGAGCCGGCCATCCCTCCCGGAATCCACGGTCAGCTTTTGCGGTCCGACCCATGCGCAGCGGTGCCAGTCATCCCCGGGCCAGTCCAACTCGCCGGACTTGATCCCCTGCCAGATCGCGTAGCGCCAGAAGCGGGAGCAGAAGCGGGTTTCCAGAAGCAATCGGATGCTGCCAAAAAACACGTCGGCATCGATCAGGGCTTGCCGCGAGGCCGTGCCACCGAGCCCGGCCATCGACCAGATGATTTCCGGCGACACCCCGACCGAGTACGCACATTCCCGCGAGAGCATTTCGATGAACGCTTGGAAGTTGGCATTCGGGCGGTTGAACTCGTGCGCCTTGAGGCTTTCCCCCTTGCCGAGCTTCATCATCCCGGCGCCGGGGAACAATTCCTCAACCTTCACCTTGCTGCCGTCCGGGAGCGTCCGCTCGATCAGGCCGCCAAGCCCGACATTCCCAGTGTCGCTTTCCACCGTGAATCCGACCTTTTGATTCAAGCGCACTGCGCCAATCTCGAGTTCGAACATTTCCCGCATCGCCTGGAATCGGTTCACGGCCGTACCAAGCCAGCTCACCCCACGGATGGCACCGATCCGGTGCGGGCGAAAAATATGGATCACGTCATCCGCAGGGACGGTCGCCGGTTTCCCGTCAGCCCCGGAAAACATGTAAGCAATCGGGCGGCCCGACTGGTCGAGCTTCACCCCGTCGATAACATTCTCCTCGAGGCGATAATCTCCGCGAACGGAATCAGCGGTCACAAACCGGACCATCGGAGATCCGGCGGCGCTCTTCACGAGCTGAGCGAAAACCTCGCCATCGGTCAGCATTGATTCCACTAATGCCGCCTGCGCTGTGTAGAAATCAAACTGCCCGGCGCGGTCGAACGCCCAGGGCGCATTCGCGAATTTGTCCTCAAACCACATTTCCGCAGCGCGGTTCCATTCGTGGTTTTGAGATTGAGCCTGCGGAACCAACCCGTTCCCGATGGCAAACCTGGACGTTCCACGCACGATCCGCGAGGCCATGCCGTGATTGTTGACCGACCACCGGCCGGCTTCCATCAGGAGGATTCGATCCCATGGCGTGACTTCCTTTTTCGGCTCAAGGCTGGTCATGTAAACCCGGCCAACGTTGTCGGTCGTCCGCGCCGTCTCAAAGCTGGCGTTCTGGACTTTGGGCTTCCGTCCGGCTCCCGCCCGCCGCCCGCCTCGATTTGATTTCGGTTTGATTTCCTCCATGCGGAGGGCCGCACTTGTCAACCTCCCGCAGGGAAGACGACCGGAACAAATGCCTGCCGGGCTTCAACAACAGGGGATTCCTCGTCGGCATCCAGCGCCGTTAGGCACGCCATCAGCGTCTCGATCAGGGATTCCGTGTTCCCGGACAACTCGCCGGCCGAGGATCCACCCTCGAAAGAAAGCGAGGTCACAACCACACCGGCAGCATGATTTGCCAGCGCCTTATCCAGCGCGGCTTCAAGTTGGACTTTTGAATATCTGCGAAGGTAAGCGGAGATGATTGTCGGGTTGACCATGCCCCTCGGCGGGGTTGTCAACCTTCCCCGAGGTTCCGGGCAAGGATCCAATGGGCGACGAGGTGCAGCTTTGTGCAGTCCCCGTAGTGGTCGCCGGCAACCTTCCGCCATTCTTTGATTTTCCCCGTCTTGCTGGGAACCAGCCGCTGCCCCATGTGCCCGCGCAAAAAGTCTTCCGTGGCATCCATTGGGAAATGCAGGCGAGGGGGCTTGAGGAGGGCGATCCTCTCGATGTAGACCGACACCTTTGCCGCTCGGTCAATGTAGGTGTAAAGCATCAGCCCGCCGCGCTCCTTCAATTCCGTTTGCGTCCACGTCCCGAACGTCCCGCCGGATCCCTTTGATGGGAAGAGCACCCCCCGCGACGCCGCGCAGACATCGTAGATCCGTTCCGTGAAATCCCCCGAGTCCACAAGCCCGGCCTGGATAAACGCCTGCCCATCCTTTCCGGCCACCGGCCACCCACGAGCGGCGAGCGTCAACAAATCCTCCGGTGCCAGGCATTCGCCATAATCGAAAACCCAGATCTCCCCGGACCTGGTGTGCGCGGCCACGCTCCAATGCGTCTGCGCCTGCCCCGGATCCGAGCACAGCGTCACGAACCACGGATCAGTCAGCGGGCAGACCCCGGTCCGGTAATCGCTGCGCACCTTCAGCACCTCCTCATCTTTCGCCCCGCCGCCCTGGTCCTCCCAAGGTTGCGCCAGCCGCTTCTGCTTGAATTGCCTCAGCGGGTCCGTGTTCCCCCGCTTCTCCTCGGCGTTCGCCTTCACCCATTCCTCGACCAGCGTCGCCCATGGGATCCACCAAACTGCCATCGCCGGGTACGTGAACGCCTTCCGACCGTTCATGCCGCGGGCGATCATCACGTATTCCCCGGATGCCGCCATAGCCCGTCGAACTTCCGGCTTGTCCGCAAACTCTGCCCCGCAATCGCACGCGATCCGCACGCTCTCGGCCAGCCGCTTCCAATCAACCTGACCGTCCGCGAGCAATCCGAGATCGTACTTCACCGCTCCCCAGCGCCACGGCTGCCGGGCCCCGCACGTCGGGCAACACCATTGGAACTCCCACCTGTCCGCAGACTCGTAGGCTTTTGAAAATTCGTCTTCAGCCTCGCCGGCCTGCCCGACAAAGATCCGCTTCGAGTTCCAGCGGTCATGCGTGCGGCGCCGGAACTCCTCAACGAGCCCAGGCTTCCAGAGCCAAACCTCGTCCCCGATGCACCACCGGAGCGATTTGCTTTGCAGGTTGTTGATGTTCGCTCCGTTCACAAAGAGCGGCATGTGGGGAAACAGGATCGCAGCCTTTCGCTTCTGGTGCCGGTTCTTTGGCCAGAGCGGAGCGATCGGGGGGCACGACTCGAGCACCCGGTGCAACCTCGTCTCTGCCCAGTCGGTTGCGTCCGTGTCCGATTGCAGGACAAACATCGCGCCGCCCGGTTCCCGTGCCACGATCCAGCACGCCAGCGCCTCAAACATCGTCGTCTTCCCGCTCCCGACCGGAGCCATCAACAGGATCTCCCGCGTGTCCGCGTCGGTCGCAGCTTCCAAGGGACCGTTCAGCCAGGGAGCTTGCTGGCGGGAAAACCGTTTCGCCCGGTCGCTGTGCGGGAATTGGACGTGGCGCTCGGCCCAGTCCAGAATCCCGGAGTTGTCGGTCTGTCGCAGCGCGACAACCGCACCGTCAAGCAATGGTCTCAAGGCGTTCACTCAGATCCTTCAACATTCGCTCCCCGTGCCCGGCCAGCACGGTTCGCATTTCTTTTGCCGTCAACCCTTCAAGCAGTGGAGGAAGCTGGACCTCCTGCGAGACAATCGCCTGCCGCAGCACCGAGAACGCCGCAATCGAATCCTCCCGAACTTTCGCCGCCGGCACATGGTCGCGCTTCAGGATCGCCAGCTTTTCGCTGAGCACCTCGACTTCCTTCACAAGCTTTGCCAGCCGGGCGGACTCGATGTCGTGCAGGTTGTCCACCTTCACCCCTCGTTTCATCATCCGCTCGGCCGTCCGCTTCGAGGTGTTCAGCTTCCGGGCAATCGAATCGGTGACCGTGTTCCTCGGCCGCCCGACACCGCGCTTTCCCGGCTTTGATTTTTTTGATTTGATGCTCATTCGCTTACAGTCAATTTTCCGACAGCCCAAAATCTCCGCTCACGCAGAAACGCCGAGAGACTACACAACCGCAGGCGTGGCCCCTGAAAAAGATTCCTTACCGGGGGAGGGTGCCCGCTCGAAGACCTCGACCTCCGTCCGCTCGTCGGCTTTCAGGCATCTAGCGTTGAGATGTCGTTTTATCATGTGTTCGCTTCAATAACCACTCCTTGCGGCGATAAAGCGAACGCAAGGAATCTGCCAATGTCCCCCGCTGCGTTTCAGTTTTCATTTTGTTTTTCAGTACGAGTTTTGAATCGAAGTTCCAATGAATGATTTTCCGTTTTCCGGGGCACTACTACGTAGGTGCCCCCGGAAAACCGGAAATCTCATCATTTTCCGGGATGTTTTCCGGGCGGATTTCCGGGCGGAAATGTCCCCGGAAGTTGATAGGTTTTTACGCATATTTTAGAACTCCGATTTAGGGTTTTCCGGCTCCGGTTTCGTATAGATCGGGTTGTATTTATTGAGCCTTCCGCGAATGATTGCGCGTGATTTTTCGGCCTTGGAAAGTGTCTCGTATGCCACCGATTTCCCGCACCCGGTGAGGTTTTTAATCTTCTCAAGGAGCTCGGTCCGGGTGATTTTGTCCTCGAAAAGATCGGCGACATCCTCGCATGAAAGGCATGCTTTTTTGTTCGCTGGCCCCTTCTTTTCGAGGCCGACATTCTGGCGAAATTCCTCGGGATCGAAGTCAGGATTGATCCGATAGACCCCGGAATTATCATCGAGCATCACGCCAATTTCCTGGAAGTGGGCGCCGTTGTTGTTCTTCCCGCACGCCATGATAAGGAGGTTCGGATTGTCCGGATCTTGGGGAGCGAGGTTGATTTGAGCGCGGGTCCAGGCGTAGAGGGATTTTGAGTTGCGTCCGTAGCTGCCCTTGTCCCACCCGACCGCCTTTGCCGCGCCAATTTTGCCCGTGAGGCTATGGTGAATGACCACGGGCACCCTTTGGGGGTTCCCATGCTTTACGACGCGGGAGAGGAGCGTTACGACCGCCTTCATGTCCTTGTCATTGT